ACCACCGATGCCCCCCCGGCCGTTGTGGCCTGAGCCAGGGCGTGCTTGAGCCAAGTTTCAGGAGCCGGCATTGATCTGCTCCGCAAATGATTCCTCCAGGACCGAGACCGCTGTGGACTCGAAGTCCTCGAACTCCTGAGCCATGATTTCCTCCAGGCTCTCCGCGTGAACCCAGAGCACGCTCCTGCCTCTGGTGCGTGGCCGTGTGACGCTGTCGAGCTTCGGATTTCCGGCCGTCTCGACGCCCGCCTCGTATCCGACGATCGCCTGCTCATCGTCGACCTTGGCAATCACAGACTTCTTGAGCTTCCCGCTGTATCCGATGGGGGTCGCATCCGTTAGCCGGGCCTTGAACTGGTCCGCAACGGGCGTAAAAGCCCTGGCCCGGTCGATGACTGTGGGCAGGGCGCGGATAGCGTCGAGGGTTTCTTCGAGCCCGAGAATCTCAATGCTCACGCCCGCCACTCCTTGCACACAAGCTGGTGCTCTTCCCGATTGTTCTTCTCGGTGATGGCGACGATGTCGAGCGTCCTGTTGGGGGTCCGGCTTGTCCAGACAAGCCGCATCTCAGGCGTCAGGCCCGGCAGATATCGAAACCGGACGTTGTACGCGCCGCTCGTGTACGGCTGCTCCTGGCCCATCGTCTCCGTGATCGTCCTGCCGTCTACGGCGGCGCGGCGAGTAGCGAAAGTCGTCCAGTTGAGCACAGTCTCGCCGTAGGCGTTTGTCGCCTTTGATGCGACCTGAACAGTCACCGACTCGCGAAGATCGCCAGCGTTGATCAACGGTACTGCCCCCAGTTGACCGTGCCGAGCAGAGTCTCGGCAGACATAGGAACTGGCGCGAAGCGATTCTCGGAAACGCTTTCACGGTTTCTGTACCAGTGAGACAGAATTAGAAGCATCGCGTGGCGGGCGGGGACTGGCACGTCCGCTCCGGTGGTTCCGTAGCCCGCCCACCACGAGATGATGACGTCGTTCTCGGCGCCTCGGGCCGTCGGCCAAGTTCCGTTCCACTGCGGGCGGATAACGGCGGGGGTCGAGTCGCGGTCCGTGCGGAAATTCGTAAAAGAAACCAGCGAGTAATTGTCGGACGGAATGTATTGAACCGTAACGGCGTCAGCCATCGCCGGTGGTCGCGGAAGAGGGAGGTCCCACGCCGGGAAGTAGTCGAGCTTCATGCGAAGCTGCGTTCGCAGGAGAGTCCGATCGACGTAGTTCTCGACGTAATACCTTGCGGCGGTGATCAGAGATGCAATGTAGAGGTCGTCTTCCGTAAATTCCTGGTCGATCCTGAGGTGAGTCTTCGCATCTGCAACGGAGACCGGCTCCACGGAAGGCTCAGTGACCCGAACAAGCGAACGATACCTCAGGTTTGTCCTGGAGATGATCTCGATCGACTTACTGAAGCGAGTGGGGTAGGTCATTTTGCCCGCCGCTTCTCGGTTACAACAGCCCGCTCAACGCGAGACGTGTCTTCGTCTGCCCTGTCGACCGCGACCGATCGCTCTTCCAAGGCAGGGGCCGCAACGCCCTCGCCGATCCAGTTCTGGGCGAGGGGCTCGAAAACATCGGCCACCTGCCCGGCCTTGTACCAACTCCAGTCCCGAAGCATCTTGATTTTCATTGCTACGACCTCTTGGTTGATTTCTCTGCGTGATCGTCACTCCCCCACGCCTCGGGTGGCCGTTTCCCCCCGGCCTCCCAGAAGTGCGTCGGGTACTGGTGAATCGCCTTGAGCCGCTGATCGGGCCAAGTAATCACAAGCTCTGCGTGGCCGATCGCGACCTGGGGACACACAGCGACGGTGTTGCCGGCCTTGCGGAAGCGGTGCCAGAATTCAATGTCCGGGTCACGCCTTCCGTCGCCCCAGTCGCCGTCGGGGCCGGGCACTCCGATGAACCAAGGCTTCGGCATTCTCCGCAAAGCAGACGTGCGGATGATTGTGAGCCCGAAGTGCGCAGTATCGACGGGCTGGGCTGGCTTCTCCCACCAGTCTGAGGGCAAGCTAACCGTTACCGGGCCCTGATCCGTCGCAAGTCCTTCAGGAGTGAACATCAACGTCTGGTCGTCTCGCTTCGTCTGAAGCGGAGCCAGGGCGTCAACGCCGCTGATCAGCATCGAGGCCATGAGCCGATTCAAGCAGTCTGGCTCAAAAACCGAGTCGTAATCAATCGTGACCACGAACTGGTTTCCGGACTCCTCGCTGGAGAGGTCCGTGAGAATCCTGGACATGGTCTGATCCCAGAACGCGCCGGTCCCCTTATGGATTTTGATTCCATGGGGGGCGAGCGCCGAGAAGACCGTGAAGAAATTGTCCTGGAACCCCAGTCGGGGCACCGAGAAGCAGGCAGCTACCTTGACGTCATGCTCGACGTTGCCAACGAGGACTCGCATTCATTTCGCTCCAAGCCCTCCGGGGGAAATAGGCTTGGGCATCCATGCCCAGACGAGTCGTCCTTGACTCAGCCAGAGACGTAGTTGCTGACGCCAGCGGTGGCCGCGTTGTACGGCATCTCGTTCGCCTTACCGAGGCGAGCGGCCGTCACAACCGGCACCGTGTTGCCGGGGGTCGTCACGACCGTGACGTACCGCTTCTTGGCACGCAGGTCGAGGTTGAACCGAGCCACGGCACCGTTGTTGCCGGTCGTCGCGCCGGCCCCGGCGGTGATCGTCATGCCGGCGATGTCAGTGCGACCGCTACCGGACGTGTCGCTCTCCTGGAGCTTCAGCACGGTGGCGTAGCTCGAAGTGGCGGCCGAGAACGCGCCGAAGCAGACGTCGACCGAGAGATACTCGTGGCCGATCGTGTCGATCTCGTGGCTGTGGGTGGCGTTGGACGCGACCGAGGCCGAGACGCGGCAATCGGACTTCGTGGCTTCCAGGTGGTTCATGTTCTATCTGCTCCAGGAGAGGTTTTGAGGTAAGTGTGTCCGTACAAATCAGGAGAGGGCCGTGCGGAGACCGACGAGCGGGCCAGCCTTCGTGTTGTCGCCGCAATCGTGAGTCACGGCATCGAACCTCGTGGTCGCCACGATCAGGGTCTGGTCGAGTTCCGCGTAGCGATCGACCGAGGTCTTGATCTGGAGGCCGCGACGGGTCGCGTACATCGTCGAGAGCGACAGGTCGCCCAGGAGGAACTTGACCTTACCGGCATCGACGCCGAGGTTCGCGTCCATGGTGTGGACGAAGTTCACGGGATATCCCAACAGACGCATTTCGGGAGCATCGGCGAGGTTCGAGGCGTTATTGCCGCCCGTCAGCTTGCCTTGGTTCGTCAGGCCGAGACGCTGCACGCTGGCGGCGAACACGGCCGGCGAGCAGTACCATGCTGCGCGAGCGCGACTGTAAACCGGCAACCGGGCGGCCGTGTTCACGAAGTCGTCGATCGTCAGGCTGGTCACCGCCGTGTTGCCGGTGGCAGCGGTCACGAGGCCGGCGTTGTGGTTGCCGTCGGCGATCTTCACCGCAGCACCCACGATTCCGCCGTCTTCGCCCGAGCCCGTGCCCACGAAGCCCACGCGGTCCGTGAGAATCGCGATCGACCGCGCGATTTCAGTCGTCAAATAATCGGCAAGGCTGATGACGGTGGCGTCCTGCAAAAGCTCCGAAGACATGCGGTTCGAGACCGCCACCTTCTTCGCCACAAGCTGCACCCGATCCCAACTCGCGTCGGAATCCGGGATGCTCGTGTTCTCGCCAATAAAATAGGCCTGGAGGCCTCCAACACGGCGAGGCACCACGAGGGTGTCCGAGTTCATGTTGACGTTGCGAGCGTTCGCGGCGAACACGCCGTACTGCTCGACCAGCACGACGATTTCGTTGAGGACTTCCTCTGCCACGAAAAGTCCGCCGAGCGAGTTGACTGCTTCGCCCTGGGCGCGGCTGTCGACCACGCCGTGGTCGGCACACCAGCGGGCGGCGTCACGGTCGTTGAACAGGGTCGACTTGTAGTACATGCCGGCGCGGTACGCACGCTCTTCGGCATTCGGACCCTTGAAGCCACGGAGACGACCGGCACCGGGAAGGTTGTGATAAATCTGCGTCACGGATCGGCCCTCCTTGGCCGGGGAGTTGTGGGCTGCGGCCACCGAAGCGGGGGTCGCCTTGTCAAGCACGGTGCGAAGTTCGAGTTCCTTCGCGGCAACGGACTCGTAGAACTTGATGCGGTCGCGAATCTTCTCGGCACGCTCGCAGAGGCAGCGAATCTTCTTTTCCTTGGCCTCTTCCTCCTCGTACTCCTCTTCGGGAGACTCGGACTTGGTCTCGTCCTCTTCCATGCCGGCCTTGTCAGCGGCGTCGTGCTCGACCTCGGTGTCCTCGATGCCGCCCTCTTCCTGAAGGGCGCCCATCTCTGCGAGGACGGCGGCGAGTTCGTCGAGGAGTTGCTTGACCTTGGACGAGGCTTCCATGTGATTCGCTTCCTAGTTTGTGAGTGCGGCAAACAGGTGCCACACGTTCAAACTATGTGGAAGCGATCACTCACCCGAAGAAGGGCGAAAGAGAAAGTGTTGTGTCACACAACACTATTTTTGATGGGCCCGGCGCCAGCAAATCGAACGCACGTCGGTAGCTGTAACGACGGAGCGAGCAGAGTTGCCGCAGACTTGGCACTTGAGATACCGCACCTGAAACTCGCCGCTCTGCCGTGAGCTTCGGGTTGCCATGAGGCCACGGCAGCCGGGCTCCGGGCACTTATCGCCGCTGCGAAGAGACATAGGCTCCTTACCTTCGGGAAAACGTCTTCTTGATCGACTGCACAGCGTCATGGGCGACGGAATGGACGGGTGCCGTGAGATAGGTCGCCACCAAGATGTCGCCGGCGTGGCCTGCGGCTACCGTGAACCCATTTCGCACGAGCTTCGAGACGTAGGCTGACGAACTCTTCTTCACGACAACGGAGATCGACTTCGGCGTCGACTTGTCGGCGATCTCTTTGACCCGGGAGATTTCCTTGGACGTCAACTCGCCGGTGGCGCGGCGTGGATACACGGTGATCGTTTTCTTGTCGACCTCGACGCTGAAAGTCTTCTTTCCTTCTTTGTCTCTGATTGTGACCTGGAGCTTCCCGCCCTTTGCGTCGGCCGACGACTCCGGCGTGCCTCCGAGCTTCTCGACAAGCTCTCCGACTTGCTTCGTGTTCATGCCTAGACGCTCGATCGTCTTCTTCACTCGCGTCGGCCGCATCTGGTTGTCGTAGATGCCCTTCACCGCGCCGGTGGCGGCGCCGATCGCGGCCGCAGGCTTGACTACGGCAGGCCCTCCGGCGAGAAGGCCAGTGATCGCGCCCTTGATTCCGCCAGTGACGGCGCCTGATGCGGCAGCGGCGGCAGCACCGGAAGCGCAAGTATTTCCGGACGAGAACTTGCCGCCCTCGTCTCGCCCGCAGTCTCGTGCCTCCGCGAACGCGAGCAGGCTGGCGTAGCGGGCGTCGAGCTTAGCCTTGAACCGCTGCTTCGACGACAGGCCGTCCCAGGCCGTCTTTGTCTGCGTGGGGTCGTTGACGACGTCGATGTTGTACTTCCTGCCACGGCCGTAGAGCCGCTTGTCGATCGTCTTCGGGAATGCCTCTTCGGCCAAGGCCCTGATCCGCTTCGCCTCGTCAAGCGAGACCTTGTCGCTCGTGTAGATGGACGCGCCGTAGTAGCCCATGTGGATGAAGTGCGTCTCGTTATTGTCTCGATCGCGGATGAAGATGTTGACGCCTTCCTCGCCTCGCGTGGACTCGATCTCCACGATCGAGTTGCTGACCTTGCCGCCCAGGTCGCGAATCAGCTTCTTGATTTGTTTCTCGGTGGTCCGCATCTGGTAGAGCTTGCGGGCCACCTTCGTCTGCATCTTGTCCGACTTAGTGCGGACGTTGCGGATTCGCTCGCCCTTGCTGTTGGAGATGCCGCACGAGTTGTCGATGCCCCCCCCGTCGCCGGTCGGACAGAAGGCGCGAGACTGCTTCTTTCCGAGGTCAACGTAGTAGGCTTTTGCGCCGGCGTCCTTTGTTCCGACTACGTCTTCAGACAGAAGGTGCGACACCTCGGACTTCTTGACGCGGACGATGGCGGTTGGTGGCGGATCGTCGTGCGAATGAAACAGGTGGTCTCCGATTTTGCTTTCCCAAGTCGCGAGACCGCTTTTCTCGGTGAAGAAAACTTTTCCCTTCGAGTACGACTCGTACCCGCCACCCTTGATCGTTGATGGAGATCGCCGAAAGCCGCCCTTCAGTATCTTGCCGGCGTTCGGAGCCGTCGTAACGTGGTAGACGTAGTCGTCGTCTTGGTCGTGAAATGACGGAGTTCCTGTGTACGCCTCGGTCGACTGCGGAGCCAGGACTCCTCCGACGACGGCGCACTTGTTCCCTCCGCCAAACTTCCCGTCAGGATCGCGGCCGCAGTCTGCTCCACCCGCGATGGCGCCTCCGGTGGCGTTAGTAGCGCTCTCCATCGCCCTTGCCTGGGAGAACGCAATGAGACTCGCGATTCGAGCATCCAGGCTCATCAGCGTCGGTCCTTGAGGAACCTCAGCGTATCGTCGATGACTTGGCGGGGATCGACGGCACGCTTCTTGGGCTTGCTCTTCAATTCAGCGGCGAGCTTGGCGTAGGCCTCCTTCGTGTCGCCATCCTTGAACGCATACTTCTCCGTCTTGCTGCCGTCCGGGTGCAGCCCCTGGACGTAGCCTTCCTTGTCTCCAACCTGCTTGGCAGTCCACGGATAATGCTCGCCCTTGCTCCAGGTCTGGACACCACCGCCGTCGTCGGCCTTGCCTCCGTCCTTGCCGCCACGAGCAAGCTGACCCTCGCGTGCCTTGTCGAGAAACTCCTGGGCGTCCTTCTCCTTGGACTTGTCCTTGTGGTCGCCCTTCTTCCATTCCTTGTAGTCGCCTTTGCCACCGCACGAGTTGTCGACCCCGCCTCCTGGGCCGGTCGGGCAGAAGCCGCGACGCTCACGGTAGAAGTCGAGCAACTCGTCGTACCGCTTCGATGATTTCTTTCCGTAGGACTTGATCATCGTGACACGCGTGGAATCATCGGCAGCGATCGAGTGCGTAAAACCAGCATCGACAAACTTGTCTTCTTCGAGCCGGTCCATCATGTCGAGGGTGACCATGATGTGATCAACGCCGAGGTCCCTCCCAGCCTTGATCAATGTTCTCGCGAGGCGGTCGACGCTTTCAGTGCCCTTGCCGCCGATTGCGCTCGTGGCGCCTTCGACAAAAGCGACACGGCCAGCGAGGCTGTCTCCGACCTCTTCTTTGCTGTACTTCTGGATTGAAAGCTTGACGCCGCCGCCTTCCGCCTCGACGCTGCCGTTCTTGCCGGCGGTGATCGACATGGACTTTCCGAGCGTTCTCGCGAAGGAATCGATCTTCTTCACGGAAACCTTCATCCTGGACAGAGACTTCACGACCTTGTCGACGTACCTGATCGTTGCCGCTCCGCCGGCGGCGACGCCGGCGGCGACACCGGCAATAGCTCCGGGGACTCCGCCCGCAACAAAGCCAACGACTGCGCCCGCGCCGGCCCCTATCGCGGTAGCGTCAGAGTGAATCGATGCCCCAACGTCGTCGTCGGGTTTTTCTTCGGCCTTACCGCCGCCTTTCCCGCCGCACGAGTTGTCGATCCCGCCCCCGGGGCCCGTCGGGCAGAAGCCGCGACGCTCCGTGATGAACTCCTGGCACTTCCGCATCTCCTCAGCAACGTCGATCTTCGGCTTCGGAGGCTCAGCCACGGCGGTCGCGGGCTCGCTCGCGAGGAACTGCTCGTAGCTCCGCTTCGCGACGGCAACGGAAGAATCGCGGTAGGCAGGGTAGGTCACCGGGCCGCAGTCGAGAAGAGCCTTGATGCGAGTGACAAGGCGACGCGACTTGCCGCCTTCGCGGGTCCACTTCTCGCCGCCTTCTGCCACGACGAAACTGAAACTTGAGCCCTTCAGGTCTCCGCGAGCCACCATTTCTGCGATGTCCTGGCGGCTCTCCGGAAGCAAAATCTCGTACTTGAGGCCGATCTTGTCGACCGTCAGCTTCATCGTGTTTGGATAGCGACCGATGAGGTGATTCGGGTCGTGATTGAACAGGCCGCGAGTCTCCAGGGGACGACCTTCGAGGTCCTTGCCCTTCTCGACGATCTCAAATGCGGTCGGGGCAATTTGCTCGACGAAATCGCCCAAGAGCAACGAGTCGGTGCGGAACTTGGCCGCGTACCCGACAAGGTACGTCTTCCGCTCTCCGGTCTCCGGATCGGCTCGCTCCTCGACGCCGAGTGTTCCCTCGGTGGCGTTCTCGGCTCCCGTGGTGGCAAGATACCGACGCTCGACGTTGTCCATCGCGGTCTCCTTGCCATCGATGCTACGGGCTGGCGTATCCAGACTATAAGAGCGGCCTTCCTTCTCGTCGGCAGCGTTCATCTGATCGACGACCTTCTTGGCCCACGAGTAGCCGCTCTGGAAACCGCCCCACAGCTTCGCGGCGATGTAACCGTTCGAGGGCCAGCCCTTGTCTCCGCGATTGAATCCCTCGCCTTGCTGGTCGGATGCGTGCCGATCGAAGTATGCCTTCATGCGTCGCACTGTCGAAGGCGAGACTTCGGTGCCATTCGACAAGTCTCTCGCACGCGCGATGCCGACGGCAGTGCCACCTCGGCCGTGCTCGCGGCGGAGCTTGAGGCCGTACTCAGCTTCGCGGCGAACACCCGAGGGCGGCTTGAAATTGATGTGGCTATACTTCTCGGGCTTTGCCATCCATGGCCTCCTGGTCTTCTTCGGCCCAGCGATCCCAGTCTTCCTGACTCGGTTCTTTCCCGCTGAGGCCATTCTCCTGAATCTCGTCCCAGACCTCGTCCAGGATCGGATCGTTGTCGCAGTCGATGCCACGACGCGAGCTATCTGGTGCCGGCATGCTGCGACGCTCCTTGACTCGGTCTTGGAATTTTAGCAGAGCCTCCCAGCTTTTGCTCCTCGGTCGGGCGTCGAACGTGAGCTTGATCGCGCCGCCGTTCTCTCTCCACCACTCGCGTCCACCGGGCATCGCGTAGATGTCGAGGAGCGACTTGGCCTTTGCAAACTGCTCGGGGATGCTTCCGGATCGGAGGGCCCTCGCGACGTCTGCGATCGGCGCGTCGTACCCGTACTTCGGCCAGACGTGGTACCCGGTCATCCTCATGTTGGGGTTCGAGGCGTCGAACCGCTCCGCCTCCATCACGAGACGAACTGCACCCGAGGACACAGACTTCGACACAGACTCCAAGGCCAAGCCCTTGCCCTGAAAATCCGGGTGGACGAAGAAACCTGCCATGTGCAGGACATTCCCGCCACGCCCCTTAGAGATGTTTCTCGAAGCCTCGACGGCCTTCACCGCAGTACCGGACTTTGCGAACTGCTTCTCGTCTTCCTGGAATCCCTCGCCCGTGGTGACGCCCATCGAGGACCAGTGCATCTCGATGCCGTCACCGAACGGCTGCGGAATGATCTCCAGGCGTGGCCGCGTGATGCCCGCGCGATCGGCGGCATCCTTGATGGGCCCCGAGGCCAAGACGGCTTCAGCCACCGTCATGCCGAGGCC